CCCCATGATTCTTCCTCGCGGTTCCATGCGCGCCAGCCAACCTCTAGCCGGTTGCGTTGCACGTCGCAAAAAGCCGTGATGAACGATGCGGCCTGCGGAACGGTGTCGTAATTCTCGCGCCGCTCATGTAAGGTTTTCCAGTCGGGCGGCTGCTCGCTTTCGTCGGTGGGGTCGAACGGTTCCGCGTCCACGGTGTTGACCATTGGCCGGCGCGCGCGCTTCGGGTCTGCGCTCGCGGCAACTGCCATTTCCTCCTCGGCCATCTGGCCAAGGTATCCTGCCGGGTAGCGAACGGGATCAACCGGGTGCGGCCAAAGCAGAGCGTTGGCGTGGTAGCCTCGCCGCCCGCGAAACTCATTGCGCGGTTTCCAGTTGTCGAATCCCTGCTTGTGCGCCATCGCGTAACGCTCCGCGTCGGTCAGGAACTCGCCGCACCTCGGGCATTCCAGCCGCGCGCCCTCGGGCTTGCCCTTGTCGTATCGAAGCTGTCGGCGGTGCATGACGAACGGCTCGCCGCCACACTTGACGCATGTGACGTGCCACTCATTCCAGTCTGAGTTTTCCAGATCGTTCATGATCCGGCTGTGGCCGAGCAGCGAGGGGTAGCTCGCAGACACGCGGATTGTGTCTGGGTATTCGCTGCCACGCTTCCAGAATATTTGCACCTGATCGCCTTCGTCGCCTTCCTCTTTTTGAATGGCGTCCTTTTCGTCAATGACGAGGAAGCTGCCTTTCGCGCGCCGCAATTCGCCCGGTGCGTTCGCGCCGAACATGGTAATCAGTCCACCGGGAAACTGCTTGTGCAGAATGGTGTTGGACGTGACGCGGCGGTTGCCCTTGCTGCCGTATTCGTTCAGGCAGGGCGTCGTGTCGAAAAGCTCGCCGCACAAATTGTCTTTGCTGAATTTCTCCACCTGTCCGGTCGTCGGCATCATGTAGAGGATGCGGCGCGGTTTCTGATCCACCGTGTAGCCGATGGCAAGAAGGATGACGGTGCTTTTCAGGCCGCGCGAGAAGATGGCATAGCTCGTCTCGATGACGCGCCGGTCGAAGATGCTCTGATACATCGCGCGCGTGTAGGGCGCGAAGTCCCATCGGAAGCGTCCGCCGTTTGGTAGGCGATACACTTCCTCCGCCCATTCCTCCGGTGCCATGCGGCTCCACGGCGCGAAGCTGCGCGCGTAGCTGTGCAGCCATGATGCGCGAATCTTGGCGACGCTGATCGGGTCGGTCATATCAAAAGAAGCCCGACTTGCCGGGCGAAGATGTGCGGGTCTTTTGCGCACTTGCGCGAATTACATGGCGCGCAAGCCATGATGAGGTTGTCTAAAGTGTGCGCGCCTCCTTTGGCGAGCGGTTGGATGTGGTCAAATGTCAGCGCCTTTGTTTTGATTCCGCAGTAGTAGCATGACTTCGCCTTTCTTTTTAATGCGAGCATTTCGCTTGATGCGACTGTGCTAGTTTTTGAAATTCTGCTTCTTCTCCTGTGCCTTGCATTCATCATTACTGTTTTCCCTTTTGGCGACCTCCAGTATGCTTGTATTTTTTCTTTGTTTGCTTTGCGATATTCCGCAGCGTAAGCGGCTCTTTTTTGTTTGTTGTTGTGGTAATATTCACGCGCCTGATTTCTCAGCTTTTCTCTGTGTTTTTCTCTATACTGCGCAAGCCTTGCTTCGTATTTTTCAGCGTTTGCCAGCCGGTGTAATTTGCTTTGTTTGTTTTTCTTTTCTTTGTTTGCCGCGTGATATTCACGATGCTTTTTCTTTAGTGTTTCCTTGTTTTTAAGAACCCATGCTTTTTGTGATTCTCGTATTTTATCTTTATTGTTAGCCCTGTAAATTGCTGCTTTAATGAGTAATAGCTCTCGGTTTTTTTTATAAGCCGCTGCCTTTCTTGCGCGCTCGCGGTCCTTGTTGTCGTCACTCATAGCTTGGCCAGCTTCGCAGGCACCTCCCGCAGTTCCGTGAATATGTCGCGAATCAACTCCGGCGTGAGCGTCTTTCCTTCGTGCGCTTTGAGCAGGCCCGCCACGTTGCTGAGGCTGGTTTCGTGGATATTCTCCACGTCCTCCTTTGGCCATCTGTCGCCGCGCGTCACTTCCATTTCGAGCTTTACCTGTTCATCGCGGGAAATCGTGTATCGCCGCGTTGCCTCGGCCTGCGTGATTCGTTCCCCGTCTCCGCCTCCGCCTGGCGTGCCGTAGTAAATCGCATCCAATGCAACCTTGCTGTCAAACGCTTTGGAGCGATTCGATGTTTCCTTGAACGGAATATGCGCGAGCTTGTGCCCTATCGTTTCTCGCGTGCGCCCGGTCAATCTGGAAAGCTGGCGGATGTTTAGCAGCGCGCCGACTTCTTCGCACTCCGTAGCTGTGCGGCGTTCCGTCGCCTGTTTGAGCATGTCCATTTCGCGCGCTGTGGGTATTCCGCCAGCGCCGATTTTCTCCACGATGTTCTTGAGCGTTGCCCGTTCAAGTTGCGCGGCTTGCTCTGCGGAAATTTCCGGCTTTCCCTGTTCTTCGGGTTTAGGTTTTCGGGTTTTCATTTATGACTTGCTCGATCCATTCGGCGTGAAAGTTGAACGTGGGCACGTCCGCGAAAAGCGAGACTTGCTCGATGTTGTCACTGCTTCTCAGGTTTGCGGATGTTTCAATCGTGAGTCGTTTCTCGTCCGTGAACTCGAATACGGTCACCTTCGCATGGGTGCGCGCGATGCCGATTTGAATTTTGCCCGTTTTGGCTGCGCCCTGTTCAAAGTGCGCGAGAATTTCCGCGTTTGTTTTTGCGAAGTAGTTTGAAGTGAGCATTCCAATGCTTCCCACCTTTCCGTCCGCGATGAGTCTGCAAAGTGCATCGGCGTTCTTTTTGGAAAAACTGAGCGTTGAAATCAGCAGCCGACGCACCGGGAACCTTCCGGCAATGGCGGTGATGAGGTCGCAAAAAATGAAATTGCCGGGCGTGATTACGTGCAATGCGCGGTCGCATGGCATGGGCAGCTTGTCGAGGATGCTCGCTGCGTTTTCCGGCTTCACCATTGCACGCCTTCGCGCGCGGTTGCGTGCGTTGATGGCGTCAAACGCACGCTTCGCTGCGTTGATGCGAAGCCGTGTCTGGAATCCGTGCGCGCTAGCCTTGCCGAGTGAAGCAAAGGCCGCAGCAAGGTCGTCATTGCCTTTTGTTGTGGGTGTCGCCTTTATGGTTTTCATAGCTACCGGCTGAGCGCACTTCGGAACCTGCTGGGGCGGAAATGCTGGCAGGGGAGCCGCGACGCATGGGCTAGCATAGCAGGCTCATCTGTCGCTCGGATTGGCTCATCGTGTCGCGCTTGCGCATGTTCGCCTTGCTCCACATTGGCTGGTAGTTCGTGAAGTGCCAGCAAATGCGCTGATGCTCGGGGTTGGTTTGGTCAAAGCTCGCGCATGGCTGGATGTGGTCGAGGTGCCACTTGCCCTTGCCTGTGCCGTTGTTGTGCCATCCCATGCCCTGCTTAAACTTCGATGAGATATATCGCTTGAACTCAACGCGCGAGCATCCGAGAAGCGCAATCATGCGCGAGCTTTCTCCCGCTTCGTTTCCTAGCAGCTTGCGCAGCCGTCGCCTGATTAGCTGATACATTCGGAACGTTGGGTCTGTCCTGTATCGGTGCCGGAATCTCTGCGCGGTCGTCATCGGCTCGGGTTTGTTGCACCGCTTCACCACGCGCACCATTGCCGCGTGCAGGTCGCCGACTGTCTCCTTTTGCGCCTCGCGCTTGCTCGCCTTCCTAAGCACTTCCATCATTGCGCTGTGTAGATTGCGTAACCGTGCAGGCTTTGATTCCTCTCCGTTGCCGGGGTTGTTCGGCGCATACACGCCCTGCTCAATCAGGATTTCGCGGACGATGCGCGGCGAGATGGCAAGGCGCAATGCGATTGGCTTTGCCTTCAATCCGTCGCGGTAAAGCGCAACAACCTCGGCAGTTTTTTCGCGTGCTTTGCTGTGTTTTCTCATCGCGCCGCCTCCCTGCGCGCCTTCATCGCAGCCCGGCCCTTGGCAGCGTTGGCCTGCCGTGCGGCGATGCTGGCAGGCGTGAGCGTCTTCGGCTTGCCCTTGGCTTTGCGGCCAAGGGCGACGGCGTGCGGGTCTTTCATGGGTGATACGCTAGAGCGGTTGCGTGCGCATGTCAAGCGCGGCCAATCCCTCGCGCGTATTGCTCGACGTGCGCGGCGTGCTCCTCGGCATAGCCGGGACAGCGTTTGAGCAGCCAGAGGTGGCAGGCGATGCGGATGTCGTCGCAGCTTTCGCCGTGGCGTTTGCTGCTCACTGCGTCGCGCTCCTTCCAGCGGGAGCGGTAGTTGAGGTGCGTGTTGGCGGAATGGGTGCGGTTTCTCATGGGGTGGGGGCTAGCGGTCTTGTGCAGCGTCGGCGCAGTGGATGGCCAGTTCGGTGATCTCGTCGTAGATGGCCTCGAGCCGCTGGCGGCGGCTGCGATGCTCATCGATGGCCGTGCCGACGGCTTCCGGGCCTTGCGGGTAGTAGTCGCGTCCGTTGGGGCCGCACTTGGCGAGGGCGTCACCGGCGGCGGTGATGGCCTCCATTGCGGCGCGGTATTGCTCGAGCAGGTCTTTGGCACTGGTGCCGTTCAGGTGGATGGTCGGTTTGGTCATGGGGTTAGCGGTCTTGTGCTGCGTCGGCGGCGTCCTCGGCCAGCCCTGCCAGCGTGTCGGTGATGTCAGCCCCGCAGGCGAGGCAGATGCCGTGTTCGTGCTCCTCATGGTCGCACTCCTGCTCGGCCCTGTATTGCCGTGCGGCCTCGGCCCCGAAGCACGTCGGGCAGTCAGGGGCGCCGCAGTCGCGCAGACGGCAGCCCCTCATCGGTCGCGTCAAGTGCGTGCTCACAAAAGCAGTCCTTGGTTGCGCTGTTCCGCCAAGCAAATGGTGTCATTGTGCGCAGCGCCGTGGCAGCACATCAGAATCTCCAGCTGCTCGAACCCGTGTTTCTTGCCCATCCCGGCAGAGTTCCATCCAAAGCTCAGGACGACGGCATCGCACGCGAGCACGGGCATCAGAGCGGCCTTAATGCGGGCGTATAACGCGGCGTTCTGAGTTTCCTTCATCCCGACCGTGATTCCAGCCTCCTTGTAGCACTCCGAGATTTGGCGCGGGCTGTATGGCGGATCGAAGATTGCCACGTCACACTTCACGCCTTTCGCGGCAAGCATCCGCAAGAAGTCCTCGGCGTCCATGTGGTGATCCGCTTCCGTCTTGGGGTTCAGGTCGTTCGTGTGCGTCGCCCATCGCTTGTTCCTCGCGAACGGATCGACCGAGCATTTCGCGCCAGTCAAATACCGGCGCACGAAGTCACCAATCGGTTTCACGCTGAACGTGTCGGCGGATGGCATCGCCCAAATGCGTTCAAACTTCATCGCCGCTGTTTTTCTTGAGGATTGCCCCGTGAGCGAAGTCCGCGCTTTGCTTGTTTCCGCTGTAATCCGCTTCTCCGACTTGGTTGCCGTTGGTGTCAATCGTCTGAATCACCGTTGACCGCGTGGCGCGGTCATACCACCGCAACACCGTGTTGCCGTTTTTGCAGATCGTTTTGCGTTTCATGGGGTCGAATGTAGCGGGCTGCGTCCGTGCGTCAACAGTATTTTCTTTTTATTTTGTGAACGGCTTTTCAAGGCCACGGCTCCCAAAACTCCATCGCCTCCACCGCGCGCAGCAACTCGGCAAATCCGGCGAGGATTTCCTCGTGCGTGAGTCGGCGCGGCAGGTCAGGGAAAAAGTCGAGTTGGCTCATTTCGCGAGTGGGGCGAGGGCTGCGCGTGCTGCCATCCAGTGCGGCTCGGTCTCGGCTTCGTCGCCGCTGAATCCATCCATTTGCCGCACCTCCATTTCCGCGATGAGCATTTTTTCCAGCGCGTCCCGCAGCCGTGCGGCGTCGGCGCGTGCGTCGTCCCGCTCGGCGGTCGTGAGGTGCAGCGCGAGCAGGCTGCCGTTGTTGCGCGCGATGTGCTCGTCCCGCTCAGCGCGGGCTGCGTTGCGCTCGCGCTCTAGGCGCTCGCAGAAGGCCACGATTTGGCAATCGTCGGGCACGTTGTCGGTGAACATTGCGTCGGTCTCAGGTGTGGGTTGGTCGGTCATTTGTGTTTTCGTTTTTGGTTGCTGAAAGATTTTCCGCTGGCCTGCTCCGGCTCATGCGCCAACGGATGCCACTCGAATGTTTCGCCGTTGAACGCAACAGGCACCGCCACGCCAGTCTTGCCCTGCCGCTGGCGTAGCCGTAGCAGCCGCGCGCCGGGT